CTTGACGGCAAAACCGTTGGATACTGCGGAGAATAAGGAGGACCATCCATGAAACGATTGTTCATCCTCTTGCTGTCTTTCCTGCTCCTGTTTTCCGTCTGCCGTGCGGAAAGTGCCAGATATTTTGTTGTCAGGTGGAACTCTTTTGCACAGCATTTCAACGGAGTCCAGCTCTCAGAAGAATCCGCGAAAGAAGCTGGTAATACACTCGCATTTTTCGGTGACACATGGAACCTGGTTCTTATTCGCAAAGACGAAAAATATATATCTGCCGCCGTCTATGCGGATGATTTTGAAACCCTTATGAGCAACTGCACCACGATGGGGTTGGTACTCGTAGGCGATGCGGAAAACTTCACCACATTTCTCGGCGCAATTGCTTGGCAGTATCTTGCCTTGAAATCAGGTGAAAAACCAATTCCATCTGTATACGGAGCATATATTTTCAATATCTCAAAAAGAAATAAGGGATATACGATAACCTTCTCGGAGTTTTAATATGCCGCGTGAGAAAAAAAATAAAATCCGAAAAGACGGGCGGTACTGCCGGAAGTATAAAGGCATCCCGTTTTATTCAACTATTTCTGACGAGGACGCACGGGCAAAGCGGGACGAATACAAGCGCCGGGAGCAGGCCGGGATCATCAAAAAATCCACGGTGGCGGATTACGCCGTCCCGTGGCTGAAACGCACTTATCCGAAGGTTGCCGTATCCACAAAAACCGGGCTGGCAATTCATCTCCAGCACCTTCTTGACGAAATCGGGCATAAGCAGATTTCTTCCGTTGTACCGTCAGATATCAAATCCGTATACGCAAACCAATATGGAAGCTGCTCCAATTCATACCTGAAAGCAGCGAAACAGTTGTTCTGTTCCCTGTTTGATTCCGCCGTTGCTGACGGGTTATGCCGGTCCAACCCGGCACGTGACCGGACAGCCAAACCGCACAAAGGATCAGCGCCGAAAACCAGGCCCATCACCAACCAGGAGCGGGAATGGATTCTGAACCTCTGCACCGATCACCGGGCGCACCAGGCTGTTATGATGATGCTGTACGCCGGTGTCAGGCCACAGGAAATGAAAGCGATCAAAATTGAACGTGACATTGATTTCGCCAACGATATCATCACCATCCATGAAACGGCGCACTATGACCCCGATAACAGGCAAAAATACGCCTATACGGAGCGCGGAAAGACGGCCCGGGCTAACAGGCAGATTCCGTTGTTCACACCGCTAAAACAGGCACTGAAGGGCAAACAGGGTTATCTGATCACCTCCGCCCACGGAGAACGGGTCACACAAACCACATGGCGTGTTGCCTGGAACTCATATAAAACGTGCATGGAAACCGCCATCAACGGAACGAATAAACGCTGGTATGGAAAAAACAAAGAACACAAGAAACTGCTTGCAGAAAAAAAGCCATTACCGGAATGGATTTCTTTTGATATTGTTCCATATGATCTGCGCCACAGTTTTTGTGTGATGTGCCGGGATGCCGGTGTGGAGATCAATACCTGTATCAAATGGATGGGCCACGCCGATGCTAAAATGATCCTGAAAGTATACGATTCAGTTTCTGAAAATCGTTCTGAATCAGAGCGAAAAAAGGTTGAAACTCGGCTGTTTGGGGTTCAAAATGGGGTTCAGGATAATCCTCCGCATCCTGAAACACTTGATAAATAAGGTGCTTCAATTTGTATGACATTCCGCTTCTCCTCCGGTTTGTCATATGTTAAACCCCTATTTGATCCATGCGATAAACCCCGTAATTACAACGCTTTTGTGTTTTCTTATGCCATTTCGGCACAGGAAAAAATAGAAATAAAAAGAAAAGTTTGGGGTTCAAACGGGGTTCAAAAAAAGGAAGGGCTTTCACCCTTCCTGTCAGGATAACTTCATCATAACGGCATTATACAATCTCGGCTGGATAACCGCCAGCGTTTCCATCAGCTCATCCATAACAGGAAAGAGCGTATCCGCATCCATCCCGTTCACCGCTTTTGCAAATTCGGATTCACTGTCAATCTGAACCGTGTTCCGAACCGGTGCAGGGGCGTATGAATATTCCGGCTGTTTTTCTTCGCCAAACATTTCCCGCTTGATCGTATAAAATGCCGCCAGCATGATACAGGTTCGTGAGTCCGGGTCACGTTTGCCCAGGCATTCGGCGATAGCCGCTTCAAGATCTGTCTTTGTAATCACGGCCACCGCCCTCCTTTCACATCCTGTCAATCAGCCGCCTGATTTCCGTCCGGGTGCGCTCGTCATTGGCTTCACCCATCAGCTCGCGCAGCTTGTCCGTAATATCGTGACGGGAATAGCCGTCACGCTTGCGACCGTAAGCCCGTGTGCCGTCATCATACGCCCACGGCATATATCTGCCGCTGTATCCGTCATCGGATTCGATGATCTTGCAAACGTTCTTCGCCGCGTGGGCCAGCTTGTCGATCACTTCCAGGTTGCTCCCGGACAGGTCTTTCCTGCCGTAATCCTTCAGCTCGTCAATCAGCCGTTCTTTCAGTTCCTGCAGTTCCTTCATGTTATCACCGCCTTACGCCGGGGTAACAGGATTCGCAACCGTGTACGCAGGAATCGGATACGGTGCAACCCTGTTCACGATATACTGCGTCTGGGCGGTGTTATCCGCGATCAGCTGAGCTGTCTGCGCCGTCTGGCTGGCAGACAGGTTAGCCATATTCAGGCTGTTCTGAAGCGCGATATTCTGCGCTTTCAGAGTGTCAATCTCCTGCTGGCACATCCTGTCAAGGATGCGCTGTGTGTTGGCAGAGCTTTCCGCTACAACCGTCCGCAGTGCATCAGAGATAGCCGCCCGGTCTGCGCACGCTTCCGTGGCAACCGTGTATTTCAGGTCAGCAACGGATGCCCTGTTTTCGCAGCAGCAGTTCTGAAGCTGAGTCTGAACGGCAAATGAACGTTCCATGTCGGCAATCGTGTTGCCGTACATCTGCTGGGCAATAGCGTTCTGCGCTCCGTTAATAGAAGCGTTCACCCCGGCGAAACCGCCGCACAGCGCGGTAGCCACATCGCCGAACCCGGATGTAATGCTGTTCTGAATACCGTTAATCTGCGTATTCAGCATTTGGTCACGGAAACCGCTGTTGATATTCTGGCTGTTGTTCATCCACGGGTACAGATCACCGCCGCCGAAACCGCCGCCGAAGCCGTTGCCCCAGCCGCCCATCATCATGAACAGAAAGAACAGAACGATGATAGACAGATCTCCGCCAAACAGACCGCCGCCGAAACCGCCGTTGCCGCCAAACCCTGACGGCTGCACCAGCATCGTAGTGCTGGTTCCTTCATCAGTAAGAGCCATTTTCTTTGATTCCTTTCGATTATTTATCCTTCATCGGTCTATGCGCACTCAACCGAAAAGAATCAATTTGAGCATTATATAGTCGTTATTTGTAAAAAAATCGCAAATTTAGCATCGAAAATGTCAATTCAGAGCATTCATTTCAAAAAATGCAGGTTTTTTCACTTGCCGCCTAACATCCGTTGAAACTGTTGAGCCATCTGGACAGCCTGATTGTATTGCTGCTGGTTCACTTTTCCGCTGTTCAGAAGCTGTTGCACCTGCTGCCGGGGATCGCCCCTGAACATCTGCCGGAATTGCTGGAACTTCTGCATCAATCCGTTTCCGGGTGCCTGATTCCCGCCCATCATTCCGAAAAGCGGATTACTCATCGAATCCTTCCTCCTTCATCAGCCTTGTTCTCCGCCGGTTCATCCCGGATATCTCTTCCTTTATTTCCCTGACCTTTTCCGCCAGCGCGTCCAGGTCGTTCTTTGTCGCATACACTGTTTCTTCGGTTTTCTTCTCCGCTTCCCCACGGATCGTATAGTCCAGGATCTTCATCGAAGGCATCCCGCTTGCGTCAGCGCTCTTCAGGTAGATGACCTTTTCCTCGCTGTCCCAGAGCTGTACCGTGCTTCCGGGGGCCACCAGATAGCTTTTCGCCGCCTGTTCCCCCTGTACCCATATAATCCCGTTGTTTCCGACCTGAACGCCCGCAGAAGGCGCTTGCTGTGATTGTGGTGCCTGATATACAGGCTGTTGGTACATCGGCTGATACGTGGCCGGGAATCCGTTGTAATACGCCATCACTCATCCTCCGCTTTCCACCAGAAATATTGCGGAATCTCCGCTGAACTGTCCCAGCTGTCGAGGATGCGCCCATCCCTGACCGTTGCAACATGGTTTCCGAATCCGAGAACAAAAACCCCTTCAGGGTGATCCTTTGCGAATTGCTCTGCCGTGTAGCAATCCGGGCAGTTATTCGGTATAATCGCCCTTTTGAAGCCGTTCTGGCGCAGGACAGACCCCCACACGGCATTGGAGCTTGGCATATCACCCATCTGATACGCATTCGCCGCTATCATTGCAAAAGCCGTCTCCCAATCAACGCCCAGCGCAGCGGCAACCGCACGCACAGCACAATCACCGACATTCCGTGATACAGGATTCGGATTATACAGCCGCCATCTGCTCACGGCAGGATTCCTCCACGCTTTCAACGTACAGTTCAAATTCATGCGGTTTCCCTTTGTATCGCCTGTACATACACAGCGCCACTTCACGGGTCATTCCGCAGTCGATCAGCCGGGCAATCAGTTTATTCACGTCCATCCCTCCCGCCTGTATTGTCGCAAAGAAAAAGCCCGTTCACGAGGTTGTGAACGGGTATCCTTCCGGTCATTTCCGGGTCAATTCAGATCCAAATAAAAAATCCCGGAATTTATCCGGGAATATGCCTGAACAGAATTTCCTCACCCCTGTGAATCCGCAATCGCACCGTCTTCGTTGCCATGCCCATTTCAAACCCGATCTGCTCAAAGGTCATGCCGTCAACCAGCCGCAGGGCCAGCATTTTCCGATCTTCTGCCTTATGGATGTGTTCCGCAATCAGTTCACGGATCTGGCTGTTGGTGTACTCCATCCGCCACCTCCGTAAGCCGCTTGTCAATCAGGTCAATCAATTGCTTTTCCCTGACCGTGTTGCCGTAAACGAATATGCCGATAATCACCGCCACCGTCACGCAGACCACAATGAACGCCGTGAGCATCCGTTTGTTGGCTTTGTTGTAGTGCATCATAGCGTTTTCATGCAGAAAAAACGGCACACAGGCCGAACTGCTTTCGCAGTTCTTGCACTTCTCTTCCATGATGTTCCTCCTCAACAGTATGCAGGATCAGTTCCCTTCCGGTTCTTCCGGCTCTTCTTCGGGCGGTTCATACTGCACATACCCGGAAGTGACGGTATAATTATCCTTCGCCCCGGCCGCGTCCACCAGGCCCTCGCCGATGATGTACGCGATCACCGTAGCCGTTCCCATGATGATCGCCGTCACCTGTGTCGCAACCTGTTCCGTGCCGCCGAACGCGATAATCAGGTTCACCGCCAGGGCGCAGATCGCCGCCCACATTTTCCTGCTCGTCAGCTTGCGTTTCCAGTCAATCTTTTCGTTCATGCCCCTTCTCCTTTCACCTTTCAATCAGATATTCGTTCAGGTCCGCCAGCGCCTTTTGCAGTTTGTCATTGCTGTTGCCGTTGATTTCATGGCTCAACAACGCAATCAGCGCACGGCAGATCACCTTGTTCCCTTCCTCAAGGGAAGCGATGCGCTTGTTGTCATTGCCAAGCTTCACATCCACTTCCCTTCTCCATTCCGCTTCGCTCATCCCCGGCTGTCTCCATTCCCTGATCGTTTTCCATGCGTTACCCAGCAGCACAAGAAATGCCAGAATCGCCAACGCGACTATCACAAAATCCCTGATCTGAACCAAACTCAACGATTCCATTTCATTTTTCCTCCAGCATACTCGCCCCGGAATACTCCTTCAAAAACGCTTCAGCCTTGAATTTCGTCAAATGCGGAATCGTCACCGTGTACAGGTTCGTCCCCGGTTTATCCAGCTCTTCCCATGTTTTTTTGCCGACAATGCCGTCAGCGTCCAGCCCATGATCCTTCTGAAACTGCTTCACCGCTTTCAGCGTTGCCGATCCGAAATCGCCGTCAACGCCGCACGGGCCGATGTCATATCCTTTGTTGACCAGCTTCGTCTGCAGCACCGTCACATATTCGCCCTTACAGCCCCTTTTCAGCGTGGGCAGGCCCTGTCCGGGTCTTTCCCCAACCGGCTCGTCAGCCACGGGAATTTCACTGTTCTGCTGCGAATAATCGACATTGACAAGCTCTCCCCAATATTTCCACTTGCTCGCCGCCACATTGGACGTGCAGACCCCGGCAATCGTACCGCTGGCTTCGATCACCGACCCGTTGCCGACATACAGCCCGACATGGCCGTAATTCTTCTTCTTTTCGTTGTACGTGAACACCGCTGTGCCGGGGAGCAGTTCCTTGCCGTCCGTGCGCTTTCCGCCGGACAACGCGCCGCTCTCCGTACAGTATTTCCTGAACATCGTATCGGAACCGTGATACATATATCCGCCCAGCTGCTTGAACGCCCAGGAGAACAGCCCGGAGCAATCCGCAACCATATGACCAATCCATTTTGATCCGTTCAGGGCAGCAGAATAATAAGAATCGTTCTCAGCATCAGCGTTTTTCTTCCAATTCTCCCCGTAGCGGCTGATCATGTA